TTATTTCTTTTTTAGCTTGTAATCTTTCTTGGTCAGATGTTGTTAACTTGTCTATTGTGTTTCCCACTTCTTTGACTAATTTACCAGAATTAAATAATTTATTAAAAAAACTCATATTATTTCTTAAAAGTCCAATAGTATAACTTGTATAAGGAAATACTAATTGCTAAAACTAAAGAAATAAAAGTAAGTATTTCATTGCACTCTGTTAAACTAATACCAATAGCTGTTCCATTTGCAACCAAAATTTCCATTGTATCTTTTACCTCGTTTTTCATTGTTCAAAAGGCAAAGGTAAAGTTTCCTCAACTGGATTCTTTTGCAGTTCAATATTTGCAGCTAATTGAGCATCCATTTCAGCTGGAGTTGGCTCAGTCATTTCATTTAACCAATTTTCACAATCTTGAAAAGTTAAATTTTCGTACAATATAAAATCATTAGGATCTGGTGATGTCAAAGGCATAGCCCCATAAACATCAGCATAGTAATAATTTTCTTCACCTTCAGTACCTTCTGACGCAGCTCTACGCCAATGTACCATATTTACTACATTTTGCAGTTCTTGTCCCTCAACAGTTTCTTGTATTACACAATCCATTGAAGATATTATCCATTTATAAGTTATCATTTTTTTTTATTTATTTAATTATTCAAAAGAGGCTATTGTTCTTGTAACAACATCACCCCCTACATTTATTTTTACTTTTATTGCTCCATCAGCTGAGTCCATATATATAGATGATTTACCATCAGCTGGATCAGGTGGAGTTGATATTTGATTTAAAGTTAATACATCATCTAATTCAAAAACACTTTGAACTCTTGCTTTTCCAAATACATCTAATTTGTAAACACCAGAATTTGTAGTTGTGCCTATTAATACATTTTTATATAAATTTATAGTTGTTTGACTACCATCTAATCTTATGTAGTCAGTAGTTCCTCCAGAGCCATTGTCAGTTTTAAAAACTATATCTTTAGCATCAGCAAGATTAAAAAACACAAAATTGCCAGTATTATTGTTTAAATATGTATCACTCCCATCATGTTTAATAGTGAAATCACTACCAGTACCAAACCTTGCTGTAACATCATCATTAAATCTTATAGCCTTGTCAGCTACAGTGTAACCTGCGCTACCATCTAAAGTTATATAAGGAGTTGTACTACCAGAACCATCATCTGACTGAAATATTATATCTTTGTCATTTGCTGTTTGTGTTATATATAAATCTCCTGTATCGTTTTGTAAAAAACTATTAGTTGAATGATATAATTTTAAATCACCTAATGATGAACTACCAATTCTAATAGCATTGTCATTTAATTTTATATCTCCATTTACTGTTAGTTTATACCCACTATCAGTTGTAGTTCCAATTCCTACGTTTCCTCCATTAAAATATGAATTACCATTAGCATTTAAATAAATATTTTGATTGCTACCAGAATAAATACTAAATGCTTTGTGGTCCCTATGAAATCTAAAACGATTATCTGAGCCAGTTTTATTTCTTGTAATCCATAAATCTGAATTTGCTACACCAGCCCCAGTATTACTATCACCAGTTGATAAAAACCAATTTCCTCCATTAGTATTAAAGTTTAGAGCTGAATATCTAATTGTTGTATTACTATCTTTTATTAAAATTATTGGATTATCTCCTTCTACTCTTAGTTTATCACCATTATCAGTTGTTGTCCCAATAAGTAAATTTCCTCCAGTTGATAACCTCATTTTTTCTGAGCCAGATGTACTGTTTGGGGTGCTTCCAGTTAAAAAAATTAAATTGCTATTAAAATTCATTAATGCCACTCCTTGACCAGATGTTGCATTTGTTAAAAACAACCTACCAGACAAAGAAGATGCATTGTTATCTTCACCTAAAACTAAACCATTTGCACCAGAAGATTTTATTTCCATAATTGAACTGGGACTTGTAGTTCCAATTCCTATTTTGCCATCAGATGAAATTACTACATCATCATCACCACTTGTTGCTGTTCTTAAAGCAATAGCACCTCCAGCTGTTTGGATTCTTCCAGCAATGGATGCTCCTCCAAAAGCATCTCTAAAATATAAAGTTCCAGTTTGACTACTACCTTGATTATTAATTATTAATATTGGATTGTTAGCTGTTTGCCTTATACCACCAGCAACTTCTAATTTGTTTCCAGAATCAGTTGTTGTTCCTAAAAGTAGATTTCCTCCAGATGTCAAGCGCATTCTTTCTGAGCCATTTGTTGAAAAAGTTGTTGAGTAAGCCCCAGATTTTATAATACTTAAATCTTGACTACCAGCAGAAACAATTGTATTAGTAACCAATGAATCATCAGCATAAACATAGCCAGTTGCTCTAATGTTTCCAGTTGTATCTAAATTATATGCTGGACTTGTATTTCCAATTCCTACGTTTCCAGCAGATATATGATTTGCAGTTCCATCAGTATAAAAAGCAATTTTTTCTACACCACCATCATACATGTGTAATCTTGCCCCATCAGTTGACTTTTCAGCAACTTTAAATATTGCATTTGTGTTGCTATTTGCTTGTAAAGTAAAACCAGAATCACTTGAACTTGTTGAATTTGATTTTATAGTTAATGGTGCTGAAGGTTTTGTTAATCCACTTAATCCAACACCTAAACTATAAGGCAAATTAATTTCTCCAGTATCATGAAAAATTGCCCTATTATTTGACAAAGCATGGTCTCTAATAGTTGAATAAGAAGAATAATTGTTTATAGATAAATCATTTGTAACATCACTATTAAATCTAATAGACACGCTTCCAGAGCCACTTGTCGCTATATTTACTTTTGAACTATTATCAGTTGTTGTTCCAATAAGTAGATTACCACCAGATGTTATTCTTGCTTTTTCACTTCCATTTGTATAAAGACCTAAAACTGTTGAACTTCCATCAATTCCCATTAAACGACTATTTTGACCATTAGTGCCAGTTGACCTTGCCCATAATCCAAATTCAGCATGAATGTGCTTATGTTTTGCAATTAAATCGTTTGCTTCAAAAGTTAATATTTCACCAAAAGAATCTATTATATTATCTACTGTAACATTACCACTAAATGTAGCAGTTGTTCCAGTTAATGATCCAGCAATTCCAACTGTATTAGCAGCAGCTCTATATAATCCAGTATCTGTATCATTGTTAAATTTTAATGATGGTGCTGATAAACTACCATCTTCAATCTTAATGCCTCCAGCCGGTAAAATATCACCACTAAAATATGCATTTCCATTAACAATTAAATTAGCTGTTAATCCTTGATTTGATGTATAACCAACTAATAATTCACCAGCACTTGTAACTCTCATTTTTTGACCACCATTTGTTCCAATTGCAATATAATTGTTAGAACTATCTCCAAAAATAAAATTATTATTTCCTCCCCAACCTAAAACACTTCCATTTGCAATTTGAACTTCACCTGAACTTGTTACTCTAAAGTTTCCATTTACATCTAATTTAAAACCACTATCAGTTGTTGTTCCAATAAGTAAATTTCCTCCATAACTTTGCAAAGATAAAGCTCCAGAATTTCCACCTCCAACTGTTGTTTGTAATTGATATTTACCAGAACTACCAAATCTTCTAATATACATTCCATCAGTTGTCCCATTTACAATAGAAAGAGGAGAACTCCCAACATTTACAGTCATTTTAGCAGTTCCTCCAACAGTACTTTCAGTTGTTGTTCCTAAAAGTAGATTTCCTCCATCAGTAATCCTAGCAAACTCAGTTGAGCTATCAAAGTTTTTAAATTTAATTGGATTGCCACTAACAGCTGGTTTGAAAGCATCAGCATGACTATCACCAGTTATTAATGCATCACCAACAACATGAAGCTTTTCTGTCGGATTTACTTGATTTATACCTACGTTTCCATTAGCAAGGATTCTCATTTTTTCGCTTCCTCCTAATTCTGTTTTTAAATCATTATTAGCAAGTTTTATATTTGCTGTTGTTGTGGAATTATCAAAATTTAAAACTGATTCATTTGTTGTTGAATCAATTTCTATTGTTGCAGCCCCTCCAAAAACATGTAAAAGTTGTGCTGGATTTGTTGTTCCAATTCCAAGATTTCCTCCAGATGTCAAACGCATTCTTTCACTATCACCAACTCTAAAACTTATTTTATTTCCAACACTTGCTGATTGACCATTTATTGTAATACCAGTTTTTTGTGTTACTCCTGCTCCAATAACAACACTTGTAGTATTATAATAAGTAGTCAAATAACCAGTTGCATCACTTGAACTATATCCTAATTGAACTCCACCATTTGAATCTGACCATAATGTCCCACCTCCACTTCTTAAGTTACCAAAAAAACTACCAGTTCCATTTACTTCTAATTTATATCCACTATCAGTTGTTGTTCCGACGAGTAGATTTCCACCAGATGTAAGACGCATTTTTTCAGCACTTGCATTTGTCCATTTATGAGTAACAGCATTAGATTCAATTTGATTCCAATATCCTAATGTATTATTTCCAATATAAATATTTTTTGTATTTGTTGCTGTTGGTATTATATAAGAATTATCTCTATTAAATTCTATTGCATAACCTTTATAACTTATAAAACTTCCATCACTATAAAAAACTTTTAATTGTTTATCAGCACTTCCATCTCCTAAAGTAATGCTTTCACCAGTTATGTTACCAGTTGATGTTCCACCAGCAAATGTTATTGAATTAGTAGTTGTGTTTCCATTATCTGTAACCTCTTGAAGAGTATCACTTGCTCCGACTTGAGCATCTACATAATTTTTTACACTTAATGCTGTTGGAACATTAGTTACAGCAGCTCCACTCATTGTATTACTATTTAGCCAACCAGTAATCTCAATTCCTCCTTTACTTATGCCATCAGCATCTATTCCAAATCCAGCAACAGTTCCTTTTGTTTTGTTTTGGTATTGTGCTGATAAATCATCTTGGTTAATTAATAAATATGATGATGCAGTAATATCTTCATATAATGGAGTTGATGCAACACTAATTGTTGTATCGTTAGCACTTTGGTCAGCAGTTACAGTTAATTTCAAAGGCACATCATTATTTTCACTAACTAAATTAAAAGTATCACCAGTTTTAAAAACTGTTGAGCCAATAGCTTCAATTGGTACAGAGGTTAATGATTTTTGATCTCTTGCTGATATATATGTTATTGTTCCAGTAAATGTTGTTCCAGCAGTAAATTTAATATCGTTTGATCCTTGACAGTTTAAATAAACTGAATAATTACCAGATGATGTAATAGATTCAGATTGACCTTCAGTTCCAGCTTTAACTTGTAATGTCCCAGCAGTAACTACAATAGAAAAATTTATTTGATAAGTTAATTCTTGAGTTAATACTGATTGAACTAAATCACTTGTTGATCCAGTAGCTGTAAATTTTGCTTTTTTAGCTGTTGTATCTATTGTCCAACCATCTCCAAGAGTCCAATTAGATGCAGTGTTAAAATTACCATTTTCTATTACATCATCACCAGTAGCTCCGACAGTTTGTCTCATAGATGCAATTGGACTATTACTTGCTGTTAGTTGTGTTAACAAACCTAATCTTGGAGCAGCACTTGATGTTGCTGTTGAAATAGCGTTTAAATTATTTGTAGAATTATTTTGCGTTGATGTTGTTACAACATTTCTTATTATCTGATAACCTTCATAATCCCACTCATCATAAAGTATATAAAAAGAGCCTCTCCTAAAAAAATATTCTAAATCAGCTGCGCTTCTTATCTCTCTTAATTTACCAATTGGATTAACATATCTTGGTCTTGTAGCACTACCTTGTGTTTGATTTTTATTTTGAACACCAACAGCTAATCTCATGTTTGGACTGGTAACTATTTTTGTTTGTCCATATAAAAATTCATCTAACAATAATTGTGTAAATGTTTTTGATCCATTTAGTGTGCCTCGCCCCCATAACCCAGATGCATTTGTGTTTACATAACCACTTACTCCAGCATA